CAGTTATGTCCTCGATGTGTCAAGCTATCAGTCATTGCTAACATTTGATACATTAAATTTTCTACTCGGTCTACTAGCGAAAGTTTTTCGTATCGTTCTCGAAACAAGATCCATTGTTTGGTCTCCCAGTCGTTCCATTCTGCTATCCATCTATTCTTGCCGAAATGTTGATTTTGTGGGTTCGTCCAGGCGCCTTCCCACACTTCCTGTTCTGTGGGATATATTCCTTCATCCCATCGACAAATTGGCAATTCTTCTCTACTAACAAATGTCATACCCAACACATATAAACACTTTTTATCAGTTTCGTAACTGTGTTTTAGTGTAGTACGAATAATTCTCGAGTTGGTGCTTCCTGTTATTGATAAATTGTTTGCTGATAAATTTAATCTAGATGCCAGATTAACATGGCCGTCACCTTCGATGTAAGTGTGCATGTAACTGCAACCGTTAGTAACCAGATCAGTAATCATTTGAGTGCGTCTTTGATCTTCTTATCTTCCCAGCCGTTTAACTTGGCTAGTTCTTTAAGTTCTTTTTTGTCGCTTATCTCTGCTAGTGTTTGCAAGTCTTCATCTGTGTAGTCTGGATAGAAGTTGCGCAAGAACTTAACCACCTTGTTGTTGTTAACACGTTTCTTTTGTTTGATCCATTCATGCCTGTGTGTGCCCATGCCTGGACTCACAGTTGTTGCCAACAACCATTGCAGTTCTGGATACTTGCTTAGGTCGAACCAATTCTTGTTTAGTCTTTCATTACAACTCATCAAGTAATAACTCTGTAATTCGGCACTGCCACCTACTGCACTACCCCAGCGGATCATGAGGAAGTTGCTGAACTTTTTGCGTTCTTCGTCTGTAAGTTCACTATAGAATGATCTATTCTTGAGATCAAACTGTTTCATTTCATAAAATATGTCTAGTTTATTCATACTGGGTGATGCATTACGGGTCCGTCGTCGTCTTTCTTACTAAGTTCATATAGTACTTTAGCACGTTCTAGTGCTTCTTGCAAGGCGGGATTGTCCTTTGCGGCTTCAACTATTTTGTGCCAGTAGTGCGACTCTTGTATCCAATTGTCCACCGGGTATGTTCCTATTAATACCCTTTTGCTGTGTGATTTGCCAATTGGCCTACCCCATATGTTGCCATACGTGTCATTTTCGTAAATGTATTTGGTGCCTGTTTCTGTGGCTTCCCATTCAATTTGATCTTTTGGATCCATCTGTGTATTTCCTTGCAGGTTCTGTGACTATGTATCTACCAGTTAGCCTATCCTGGAAGCCCTTGATAACTTCGCGATGCAGTGGTAAATCTTCTAGCCCATAGTCAGGCGAAGTACATTCGTAGTTGGCATTGAACGTACTAGCAAAATAAACTTGGGGTATATCTATATCTTTAACACACTCATGCACAAACTTGTGATGTAGGTGTCCGTAGTCACCATCCTCGTTATGTGTGAGTATCAACTTGTATCCTTGTGTCAGGTATTGTATTTTTTCTCTTGCTTCTTGGCCGTCAAATCCCAACTCGCCACGCTCCACATAACTGTAGTCATCGCGGTTGCCAAGAAAGTAAGTATCAATATTGCGCTTACGCCAAAACGATCTTACTTCTCGAGCTCTATCATCCTTGTCGAAATAGGTTAGGTACATTATGTCCCATTCGAATCCAGTATGATTATGCAGGAACGGATACCCAAATATAATACAATCATCTGGGTGTGCTACCAGTAGTAATGCTCTACCAGCACTTGGCATAATCTACAATCTCGCTTTGTCTTGAAATATCTTTTACAAAATATGCACACCTTGGTTTTTGTACATTTGTTTCCAGCGGTATAGCCAACATTTGACCCGGACGTAATTTAGGAAAATACCATTTAACATCTTGATATATGTCCATAACCTCTATAGACTCAAATTCTGGTCTATAATCTGTTAGTGGATTGAACAAGAATGTACTGAATCCTCTATCGTTAATACTAGTCAACGGAACAACTTCAAGGTCTCCTACATCTGGTTCTCCGATTAGCACTTGCCAATCCACAGGCATTTTTATTACACTTTCACCAATGCGTAATACCAGTGCTGGACTGTTGAATGATTCCAGGAAGATCAGTGGTATGTAGAAATAATCAGGGTTACGGGGATCACTATTATCCAACACAGCAAAACGCATGTCATCAATTTCTTCTGGTATTTCATTAATCTCGTATGCTACGTTATCTAGTGTTAATATTCTCATTAGTAGGTCAATCTCCAGTTCTGTATGCTATGGTCGTACCATATAGCAAGGTTTTTTGTTTTGTCTCTTGTGCGGTCCAGGATCGTTTTTGCAGGACTTCCCCATATAGTATCTTCCACACGCATGTAGATATCGTCAATCATCTGTGCTCGCCATTTTAGCACAATAGCAAAATCATTGTGCATGTAACGATTAGGAAGATTGCTTTCGTGCATATTATGAACTATTTCAAATTTGATTTCATTTATATCTATAGTGGAGTCATTCAAGTCAACAACAAAAGGTTCGTGCTTATATTCACAATTAAATTTTAAATCTATTTTGTCCTCTTCAAACCATTTTAACTGTTGAAACAGATTGTTTATCATGTTAAATCTGTACAGTGTACTGTCTGCAGGGTGCTTCTGCTGAAATGTGTCGTTAATTGTTTTTTCGTATGCGTCGTCAATCTCAATGTCAGGTTGAAATTCGAAGGCTTCTGACTCAGCATATACCAAAGGTAGTATAGGATGATTCTTGTAGACTTCTGCTGTTACTTCAATCTTTCCTGGAATAAAAGTTCCACCCCACTGTTTAGCATGCTTGGATAAATCAACAATATTCTCGTTGAAGATAGGATTGCCAATGGTCTCCGAAATAAAATAATCTATGTCGTCTGGAATATCTGCTCTGTTACAACTAAAGAAGTTTTTGTTAATTACCTGTACGTTCTTAATACCAAGTTTATCAATCATGTCTCTGGCATACTTTGCACGGCCTGGATCCATTTCAACACTGTAAACTTTCTTTGCTCCAGCTTTAGCGGCTAGTATGCTTAATAGTCCTGTGCCAGTGCCTATGTCACACACGACACTGCCCGGTGCTACACGTTCAATTGCAGCCTTGTATGCTATGTTGCGCCCAGTGTCGTTAATCATTGGCATGTAAATGCCGTTGTTTTTGAACCAATCAAAGTCTTCTGTTGAATGCGTGACGGTGTTGTCAGTCATGTATTTTAAACCTGTCTCTTATAATGTTTAAGTATCTATCTGCTAGATACTCTTGACTCTGTTCTGACCCATGATATCCTGGATCTTCTCCCGAAAACGGATACTCATTTGTAGCGTATGCAGGTGTGTCTTCAAAGTCTAATGTTAAGCAACGATCAGGTATGTTCCAAGGGAAGTGGTCTCTGACCATGTCACTGGTCCATATATTACATGCCACCAACAAGAAAGGAATACCTGCATGATGCAATCTAAATATGCCATCACTGATAATGTACCTATCCTGTTGCAGTTTCCAGTTGCTGTCGTACATGTGATTTACATACTGTTTCACTGCATTTGCTGTTGCCTTGTCCAACTTCTGACTACGATAATGGTGGTCGTAGTTTTCTGCTAAACTGAAAATAGTTTCTGAAATCATCCTGTAGTTGTTGTTGCCCCAGTTGATATTGTCAACTCCTGCATTGGGGTCATAGCCAGTGCCGTGATCAGTTTGCAGGTGTTGCTGTAGGTCACTGTTCCAACCTTTGTTTTCGTTCTCGGGTGCTACATAAGGTGCGGCACTTCCTGGTATTTCCATCCTGTCATGGAATGTGGGTGCTACTATAGCAAAGTCTGGCTTTTGGCGTAGTATCTCATCTATCATTACACGTATGCCGCCATTGCTCATGCCTTGACGTGCTAGATGTACCAAGTCCCAATCCAATTTAGCCGCTAGTTTTTCGCCCCAACTGGTTCCTACTAGTGCAGGGTCTGTACTGGGCGCACTGAAACTGCACCCTGTGATCATTAGTTTTTTTCTTATTGCCACTTTGTTTTCTCCACAGCAAACGGATAGTTTGCATCTCGATAGAATGCTTTACGTTTGGTTAAGTGTCTTTTTGCGAACTTGCAGGTACTGGTTATATCCCAGATCTGCACGAAGTCTTTGTCTTGGGCTTTACGAATGCCCCGACCAATGCTTTGAATAACACGTACAAAACTCTTACCAGGTTCAATGAGAACAAGATTAAAAATACGGGGAATGTTAATACCAACACTAGCAACACCGTAAGTGGCGATAATGATCTTGCCTTCTGCTTCTGCCACTTCATCATAGTGTTCTTTTCTTTCCCCGGCTTTGGTTGAGCCTGATACAAATACACTGTCTGGTAGTCTGCTGGCTAGTTCTTTACCTGCGGATATTCTGTCTACCAGAATAAGTGTGTTACCTGACTCATTAATAGTACTTATCAGTCCACTGATGTAGTCTAAACGTTCTTGATTCTCCAGCAAATACTTTAGTTCGCTTTGATAGTTTGTATACTCAGTGTGATCCACAAGTTGTACAACATTAACATGGCACATGGCCAAGTGTCCTGCTTCTTGCAGTTCACGTGCGCTGAGTTGCCCTACTACTGAACCCAAGTTGCAGAATATGCTCATGTACTCAAACTGTTCTTTGGGTATGGTGCCTGTCAGTCCCCAACGTATAGGGATACGACTCATTGGTCCACTCAGTAATGTTTTAAGTGCGTCTGCTTTAGCACCGTGTACCTCATCAACAATAACACCCACTACACCTTCCAAGAACTCACCAATGGTTATGTCTGCTTCTGCGTTCCTGGTTTGTTTCAGCATGTTGTTGAGACTTTGCCAAGTACATATAGTATGTACACGACCAAACTCTTTTCTATCACCAAAGTAAACACCAACATCCAAGTCCAAGTTATCAAAGTCTTCTTCGGTTTGCGTGACCAAACTCTTGTTGGGTACAATAACAATAGTACGACCGTACTCACTAACCTTGTCAGCAAGTGCCGCTGTCATTATGGTTTTGCCTGCACCTGTTGCTACTTCTTGTACACACTGCGGATTCTTCAAGAAGTTGTTTACCAACTCAACTTGATAGTCCCTTAGTTCAATAGGCTCACCTACCTTAGGATGATTCTTGGGCCATACTTTGTGTGAGTAACTCTGTTCAGTTACTTCACCAAATTCAAAGTTGGTCCTGTAGTCTCTAAGGTCTTCCACTTCAATATCATATCCTTGTTGATCAAGATATGGAAGTATCTCTGGCAATAGATTAATGTATGTAGTCCCGCCAAGATTAAAGAATGGCACTTTACCATCCCAACGTCCTAGTCTGACTGCTGGTTGATAACGTGCGCCAGGAACATCAAACTTAAACTTGCGCACCAATGCTGTTCGGGTGCCCAGTTCTAGTCCTTCGATCTTTACATTAACTTCATCTTTGATTATTAACTTGGCTTGCAATCTATTTTCCTTTGTATGTATTGTACAC